TAATCGTTTTGAAGGTTTATTTTTACAATATAGACCCTCTAAAAGAAGTATGTCTAATAAAGAAATTGAAAAAGAAAAATCTGAAATAGAAAAAAAACAAAAGAAATTTTATAGTTCTTATGGAGATTTTATCAGTTTATTAAATATTTATAACGTATTAGTTAATTATATGAAAAAATACGAACATAAAAATATCAATAATGGAAATAATGGTAATAATGGTAATAATGGTAATAATGGTAATACAAATAAAGAAACTAATTCTAATAGTGAAAATGAATCTAATAAAAAAGTTAGTGCTAAAAAATTAAATAGAATAAATAATAAAAAAGCAAAAGCATGGTGTATTGAAAACGGAATAAGACCTAATATTTTTGTAAGTAAAGATGATAGTTCTCATTGGGATGCTATTAAATCAAAAACAAGAGATATTACTACTATTATAAAAAAAATAATGACATCTAAGAATTTGAAAAATATTGATAATGTTTTAATCAATAATGAATCTAATAAAATTTCACAAAAAGGAGGTAATGTCATAAATAATACAAAAACAAATATATTAAAAGATCCAATTCATAATATTATATTATCCTTTTGTATAGGTGGAATAACAAATATTGCAAAATTACATGATAAAAAATCATTTACATATAAAACATGTTATCCAATTAAAAATACATTATGTAAAATTGATAGAAATAGCAGTTTAACAATAAAAAATGCTTCACAATATGTAATTTATAATGAATTATTTATGGCTCGTAAAGGAATTAATATATTAAAATTAAATTTAGTATCTAAAATTCCAGCTGATGTACTTAAAGTATTAAAAACTTACTATAAAAAAGATATGGATAAATGTGACCGAAAAATAGAAAATAATAGACAGTCATTTTCCAAGAAAATAAGTAAAAAAGTAATAAAAAAACCCTTACATAAAAAAACTAAATTTGTTAAAAAAAAGTAAAATAAATTGAATAATTTTATATCTTTTCATTATAATTATTTATATTTTTGTAGTAAATAATAAAACAATAAAATGATTGGACCTATATTTCTAAATTATTTATATGATAATTATTCAAATTATATATGTACGCCATTAAGTAATCTAATGTATCAATTAATACATTTTATTTGGGAAAATAAAAATCCAGAATTAATGTCAAAATTAAATTCAAATCAAAAAAAAATCATTATTTTAATCATTTACGGAAATAATTTTGAAGAATTATTTGAACAAATTAAATTTTCGGATTCTAATGAAAAAGAGAAAATATATAATTATTTATTAGATGTTCGTAAAGACTTTAAAATTAGTAATAATACAATAAAAGATAAAAATAATATATATGATAATGAATTATTTTTATATATATTAAAAAATGTGATTAAAATGAATTTAAAAAAAGAATTAGATGATTTAGAACAAGAAATGATTAAATATGATATTATGTTAAGAAAATCTAAATTAAATGATGAAATAATACTTATATTTCATCATTATTATGATTATGTTATTCATAAAATGATAGATTTGGAAAAATATATTGATAATGAAAAAGTTGAATACATTGAATCTTACAGAAATATGATTTATGATGAAAAACATAATAAAAAAGAATTAAAAACCTATTTTGAAGATAAAATAATTTTATTTCAAGATAAAGTGAAAGATGAATTAAGTATTATTAAAAAAAATTTTAATAGTTACTTATATTTATTAAAAAGATGGATAGAAATATCAAATAAAGATCAACAATTTTTAAAAATATATATATCGAATGAACTATTTGAAGAAATTAATATATTTCAAGATATTTGTTCATTAGGTGATTTATATTTAATTGAATTAGCATCTCCCATTATTAATAAATTATCTTTTTCAGAACAAAAAAATATTATTGAAAAAATGAGTTCAGGAGTAAAAAATAGAACAAATCATTTATTTACTTTAAATAATAATTTTGAAAATTTTTTTAGTGAAGTTTGGAATGATGATAGAGTTTCTCATATAAAATATGATCTAAATATTAATGATAAAAATAAATTTGAAAAACAAATTAATACAATAGCAACAACTATGACAGATATTATTAAAAAATTTAAATAATTAAATAAATTTATTATTTATTATATAATTTTTTCTTTTATAACACTCTTTTAATAAATCAGAAAATCCTCCATTTGATTCAAGAATTGCTTTTTCAGCATTTAATATCATATACATATCAGTAAATAAATTTTTAAATTTTGTTTCACATGATATATTTGAAGTATGTAAATTTTTATGTTTTTCTTTTGGAAATTCAGTAAAATTTTTAACATTTAAATTTTTATGTTTAAAATATTGAACTACATTTTTATTGTCTGTAGCAATATAAACGTAATCATATTTATGAATTAACTCTTTGTTTTTTAGATATATAGATTTATAATCAGTTATTATATCTGTATTTCTTATTTGAATAGCTATATATGGTTTTTTTATTAATTTAGCTTTTTCTATTACATATTTTTTAATAATATTATTGATTGTTATATGTTTATAAAAAAATGGAAAAGAATCTCCTCCTCCAGATTCTGCACAAATAATAACATCATGATCTAATTCTTTATTATTAAATCTTAAATCATATTGATTAGATTTAATATTAAAATTATTATTTATTATTTTTTTAAAATCATTCTTTATTCCTTTGGGATAAAAATTTAATTTATTGATATTTATATTATCAAAATATTTTATTTTTTGTATAATTAAATCTAGATGAATATGTATAAATCTAAATATATTATATTTATATGTCCCATATCTTGTATCTATAAATAATAATCTATTGTTTTTAATACAATAATATACATATTTTTGAATTCTACATAATATATCATTTAAACCTCCTAACGCAATTAAGTATAAGTATTTCATTTATTATGACTAAAATATATAAAGATTTTTTTCTTATTTACTAAAATTAAATATATTTATATATTTTATGCCTGAAGGTCCTGAAATATCTTATATGACATATTTATTTAACAATAAATTCAAAAAATCAACTTTAAAAAATATTATAATTCAAAGTGGAAGATATTCAAGACATCCACTTCCTAAACATTTTCATAATTTAACAAAAGAATTACCATTAAAAATAAATTCTATTAAAAATAAAGGTAAATTTATTTACATTACTTTTTCTAACAAAATAATATTATGTATTAAATTAAATTATGGTCATTTAGTTGAGACTAATGGAAAACATTCTCATATTAAGTTTATTACATCCAAGGGAGATTTTTATATTGAAGATTTACGTAATTTTTGTACATTAAGTATATTAAATGAAGATGAACTAGAAAAAGTATTAAATAAAATAGGACCTGATTTAATACACGATAAAATTAAATTTGATTCTTATAATGAAGCCATGAATAAAAAACCAAACATGAAATTAGGTGAATTTTTAATCCAACAATCTATTTTTTCAGGTGCTGGTAATTATATACGCAGCGAAACTTGTTATGAAGCTAAAATAAGTCCATATAGACTCAATAAAGACATTAACCTAAAAGAAAGAAAAGAAATATGTAAACAATTAATTAAAATTATTAAATCTGCATATAAATCTTTAATTAATAAAGGTATTCATTATAAATGTAAGGTATATCAACAAAAATTAACTCCAAAAGGTGAAATTGTTATTAGTCAAAGACTAGAAAAAGATAGAAATATATATTGGGTTCCTTCTGTTCAAAAATAATTTTTTATAATAAAATATACTTAAATAATAAATACTATTATTTTATAAAACTATGAATAAACAAGCTATATTAAATTTATATAGAGCAAAATTAAGAATATGTCATACATATGGTTATAAATATGGAAATTGGAAAATTATATATCCAAATTTCAATTTTGGTAAAGTATTATTAAAAATTAAAAATACTAAATTTATTAAAAATAAAGCTACATATATTGCAAATTATACGCGTTTTTTTTATAAAGATGCAAAAAAAATAAAAAATAAAGAATTAATTAACTATAATATTGATGATGGTTTTCGTGTTTTACGAAACTATTATAAATATTTCAAATAAAAATATATTTTATTTCATAATTATAAAAAAAGTTAATTATATTTAATAATTAATTAGAACAACATGTATAAGTAACACCAACCATAGGGTTTCCTTGACAACCTCCTTCTTTGTAAGAACAAACTCCATCAGGAAAATAATAATTTGTTGTTCCTAATTGTTCTTGACAATAATTACACATCCATGCACATCCAGTTCCAGAACTAACACTAAAACTTACACAATTGGCTCTTGGCATAATTTTACAATCTTCATTATTAGAAAAAACGGAAGTTGCTGACAAAAAAAGTAGTATTGGTTTAAGAAATTTCATTATATATTTATTATATAATAATTCTTTAAGTCAATTTAACACATACAACTTTTTAATTTTTGAAATAAAGATTGTGTTAAGTCAATAGAAGAAGTTAATAAATCAATACATAAATCAATAATTAAAATAACTTTTTCTTTATTATTAACTTTAATATGTCCTAATTCAATTAAAATTAAAAGTAAGTTTTTAATAAAATTAATAGAATCTTCTAAAGAAATTTTATTTATTTTTTTGAATTTATCTTGTTCAGTAAATTTTTTATAAATATTTTTAACTAAAACAATTAAATTTGGAATATCATGTGAATCAATAACTTTATCAGCTATTATATCAATTAATGATATATCAATCTCTTTTAATAATTCAGGATATACTTCATTCATTTTTTTCATTAATTCAATAAATTCATTATTTAATTTCAAATTTACTTTTAATTCGTTTATTTTTGTTTCTTCAGCAATTAAATCACCTAAGATTTTACCTAAATTTAATAATTTTGATTCATCATATTTAACTTCTTCAACTTCTAAAAGTTTTTCTTCTTCAGTAACATCTTCTTTTTTTTCTTCTTCAACAATATCATCTTTTTTTTCTTCAATTTTTACTTCAGTAAGAACTTCTTCTTTAGCAACTTCAACAACAGGTTCATGTTCTTTAGCAACTTCAACAACA